GCAGCCGCCGCACTCGTAACCGCCTCCGAAGTCATCGGCGTCCTTCAAGACGACGTTGCTGCCGCTGGCGTTGGCGAAGTGAAACTCTTCAAGGCAACTCAATTCGGAATCGTTTCGCCTGGTCCCGTGACCGCTGGCAATTCGGTTTTCGCCACAACCGGCGGCGTGATTGTCGGAACGCTCGTCACCTCTGGCGTGACTCTCGGCACCGCAATCAACTCCGGCGTGACCGGCGACATCATCGAGTACGCAGTACGACTCTGAGCATTTGACCGAAACACTCAACTAACCAACTACCATGTCACTCACCACTACCACAATTCGCGGAGACATCGCACAGGCCGTTTACGAGGGCCGCTCGAACAAGCAAAACCTTTTCATCGGTGCCGAAGTCATGCCGATCTACGTTGCAGACGTTCGCTCTGGCGAGTATCTGAAAATCAACCTGGGCGCATCTGAGGCACTTAACGACGACGCGACCAAGATCGCCGCTGGCTCTGCATATCCCCGCGTTGGCCGCAAGTTCACATCGGACACCTTCGCCACTACCGAGTACGGTCTTGAGGAAGTCCTCCCCGATGCAACTCAGCGCGACCTCGCCCGCTTCCTCGACGTTGAGGTTGCCGTTGCCGACATGCTCCTGAGCCAGATTCAAATCGGCCACGAGCTTCGCGTTGCCTCGCTCACCTACGCAGCGAACGGCCTCACAGCCATCTCTGCAGCCGGTGCAACCGCCGCCTACACTGAAGCCAACATCACATCGTTCGACCTTCCGGCCGACGTTGCCGCAGGCAAGTTGGAACTCGCCAAGTATGGCGTGCTTCCTAACACTCTCGTTATGTCCGCAGTCCTCTTCGAGCGCGTCCGCCGCTCAACTAAGGTTCAAAACCAAATGTTCGGCGTAGTCGCCACGAACTCCACCCGCCTCCTCTCCGAGCAAGAAGTTGCTCAGGCCGTGGGCGTGGAAAAAGTCCTCGTGGGCCGCGCTCCTCGCAACACTGCCAAGAAGGGTCAAACCTACGCAGGCGGATTCGTCTGGGGTGACAGCTACCTTGCACTCGCCAACACAGTTGGCGGTGAGTTCGCCGCCGGTGGCTTTGGCCGCACGATCCTCTGGGGTGCAGACAGCCCAGTGCCTTTCGTCTCCGAGACCTACCGCGACGAAGCCCGCCGCTCGAACATCCTCCGCGTGCGTCAGCACGTATCCGAGAAGGTTGTCGACGGCTCCTCGATCATCCGCATCACGACCGGACTGTAAAATCTCACGGTTCGACATCAAACCCGCTCTCGCAAGGAGCGGGTTTTTTGCTTTACATCATAACACGTTTGCAGGATGATTGCGGTTTGAGATATGAAACGAATTTTGATTGCGTGCGAATATAGCGGAACGGTGAGGGATGCTTTTATGAAGCGTGGATGGGATGCGTGGTCTTGTGATATTCTTGCAAGCGAAACGGCTGGCAATCACATTTGCGGCGATGTCCGGGAAGTCTTGAATGACGGATGGGATTTAATGATCGCACATCCGCCATGCACTCATCTCGCGGTAAGTGGTGCGCGTTGGTTTAAATATAAACAAACTGAGCAGGTCGAGGCACTCGACTTTGTGCGGCTGTTGCTCGCCGCTCCGATTGACCGTATCGCGTTGGAAAATCCTGTTTCTATAATATCTTCCCGCATCCGCAGGCCCGACCAAGTGATTCAGCCTTGGCAATTCGGTCATGGCGAGACAAAGGCGACTTGCCTTTGGCTGAAAAACCTTCCGAAGATTGTGCCGACAAACATTGTCGAAGGGCGAGAGTCTCGCATTCATAAAATGTCTCCGGGTCCTAATCGATGGAAAGAGCGAAGCCGAACATTTCAAGGGATTGCCGACGCTATGGCAGATCAGTGGTCAAATTTTTGACATCGCGCCCCATGCAGAAACATGAACCAAAAAAATCGCCTTGTCGCAGGCTTGATATGCGGCAACGAAGCCGAGCGCATCGAGCGGTGCGTCCGATCCCTGCAAAAAATCTGTGATGATGTCGTCATCATCCGCGCCGTCGGAGCACTTGAACCCGACGCGACTCTCAACATCGCAAAGAGCCTCGGCTGTCACGTCGGAGAATATCGCAACTCCCCGCTCTGTCGGCATTGGCCGCACCTCGACGACTTCGCCGCCGCGCGCAATGTGGCATTTGAAAAAGCCTACGACCTGACCGGCGAAGGCGGCTGGGTTATGTGGGCAGACTGTGACGACGTGCTCCAGGACAACATGGTTGAGCCTACGCTGAAGGCGCTCCGCGATTGCCCAGCAGAGTGTGACTGGATACTCAGTGATTACGTTATCCCCGAGCAGCACAAGCGCGCGCCGCGCGAGCGGTTCTTTCGCTACCGCACCGGATACTGGTGGCGGGCGGTGCATGAGAACGTCCACCCGACGAAGACGATCAAGATTTACATGCGGCGTGACTTGGAAATCCACCACATGCCGCCACTAGGCCAGCGCAAGAGCAACGAGCGCAACCAGCGCATCCTGGAATGGCAGGATCAATTCGCCCCGCATTGGAAGTTTTATCTGCATTACGAAAAAATGATCACCGGACAGCGAGACCTGTCCTTGCGCTACGGCGCGGAGGCTATCGCCATGAAGGATCTGGATCTCGTCCACAAGTACGAAACGCTGATGAACATGAGCAACATGACGGATGGCGAATCGTCGCTTCGCTTTGCTCAGGCCGCGCGCAAACTCGACCCCGCACGTCGCGAAGCCGTCGCGCTGGAAGCGTCCATTCTTCTCGACGAAGGCAAGCCGGTTGAGTCTCTCGCGCTTCTCGACGAAATGGAGAAGATACCCGTCCCCTCCTTCACGCAGTGGACGCACAAGGCCGAGTACTACGGCGTCAAAGCCAAGCGACTCCGCGCTTGGGCGCTCAGGCTGGCAGGCCGGAAGGAAGAAGCATTCAATCTCGAAATGCAGGTTCTCAACGCCGCTCCGCGCCCGCGCATCTCACTTCTTCACGCCACGCGCGGGAGGCCATTGCAAGCGGTTCAGAACATGAACCTATGGCTCTCACGCGCAAACAAGCCGGAGCGCGTTGAACACATCTTTGCGGTCGATTCAGACGACGCCTCCGCAGCCGTTTTGCAACGCTTCTGCGGGGTCTGCCAAGATATCGACGGCGGCTCAGTGGGAGCGTGGAATCTTGCGGCTAGTGTGAGCACCGGCGACATCCTCGTGCAATTCTCCGACGACTTTGAATGTCCGCCTGGCTGGGACGACATGCTTGAAAGCCGCTTGGACATCAATTCCGAGAAGGTTCTCCGCATCTCGGATGGATACCGCACTGACGAACTCCTGCCGATGGCGATTTGCACGCAAAAATTCTATGACAAACACGGACTCTTTCACCCCGATTTCAAAAACCAATTCTCGGACGCAGAGTTCACCATTCGTGCCGAGAAAGCGGGCACGATTGTGGACGCTCGTGACGTTGTTTTCGTTCACCACCATCCGGCTTTTGAGCCTGTTCCAAAGGACGCCACACATGAGCGGTGCAGCGATCCAATTGAGCGCGAACGCGCAAAGAAAATCTTTGAAACACTAACCAAAAACCCAACAAATCCATGAAAAAAATCAGCCTAATACACGCAACCCGAAACACACCCGTCCGCGCCCTAGCCACAAAAAAAATCTGGCTTGAGCGCGCGACAAATCCCGAGAATGTCGAACACATTTTCGGCATTCAGTCGGACGATACCGAGTCACATTTGGCCTTTGGTGAAGAGAATGTTGCTAACAGCGTCCCGCCGCCCGAGTGGGCATCCTCCAGCGTTGCAAACTGGAACGCCGCCGCCGCAATCTCATCCGGCGACATCCTCGTCGTCATTGCCGACGACCTCACACCGCCGCAGGCATGGGATGAAGAGCTGCAAAAACTCCCCGCAGGCAGTGAAGAGTGGGCATGCTACGTGCCCGACTCGCTCCGTGAAGACGGCCTCATGTGCCATCCGGTTCTCTCTCGGGCGCTCTACAACAAGCGCGGATACGTTTTCCATCCGTCTTATTTTGGCGTTTTTTGCGACAATGATTTTTCCGTGCGGGCACTGCTTGAAGCGCCTGTCTTGCAGGTGAAGGGCTTAAAATGGCAGCACGATCACCCGATCAACGGCACGCGCCCGACTGACGCCATCGTTGACCTGCAAAACTCCGAGCGTGCATATCAATACGGCGTCAATGCTTTCGTTGCGCAGTGGCCGCTCATCAACATTTTCAACCGCTCGCGATCCATCGCCGGAGACATCAACGAGCACATGCTCCGCCTTGCTCAGCTCGCGCGGCAATGCGATCACGTCACAGAGTTCGGCGTCCGCACAGGTATGTCCACCTACTCATTCCTGCACGGCCTCTCGAACAAGCCAAACACGAAGCTCCGCAGCTACGACTTGCACGATTTTTTCAACGTGCACGGAATCAGCTCACAGCTTGCAATCGACTGGACATTCCAGCAGGGCAGCACACTCGACGCTGA